TGCCATTATAAAAGTTGTTTATTAACGCATCGTATATAGGCTGTTGTTTATCAGGTGACTTTCTACCAGTCAGTACATTAAACTTCTCATGTCCACGCTCTACAAGTTTAGGCATAACACTTTCAAAGTATTTATTTACATCAAAGTTTCTAACTTCTGTCATGCGCTGCATATGTGTAATAGCTTTGTCCAATGATCCATGAGCATTCTTCAATACTTTTATAGCATCATCTAGTCTATCATTAACATGTGTAGTATGTTTTAGATTAATAGCAGCACCTTTTGATAATGCAACATTCAATGTGTTATTACACACAACACGTATTGGCGTTGGCTTTAGTGTTACTGCTGTACTGCCATCATGTGAATTAAATAACAATGCATATTTATCTATTGTATCATCACCTACTTTCAAAGGCTCTTGACACTTTGCTAGTATCCATACACGTTTACCATTATTAATCATACCAGCTGTATCGTATACATAGCCATGATCAATAAGCACTTCACTGAACGGTCTGAATGCTTCATGGTTCTGTAATATACCATAGCTGCCAGAAACATTACCAAGTATAACTGGATTGTTGTCTTCATCAAGCCTATATGTTGCATAATGACCTGTTGGTGTTTTGAATCCAGGTAATTCTGTTTCATCTTTCCACACAGTCCAATTAAGATTAGCTTGTATAAGTGCTTGACTTGTTGTTGGTGGTTTATCTAACTTTACACCAAGCTCATGCCAAGGTGTCTTTCCTACATAAAACATATGATTTTCTCCGTATAATCCATGTGCCATTATTCTACCTCTGATTCTAATGTTGATAGTTCATCTTCATATGACTTTATCATGTATTCAATAAAATCATGATCATCTACCTCTTGCACATTTAGTTCAACAGTGTAGTTACTGCCATCTGAATAACCATCTATTTCTGGTTCATATTTGTATATATGATATTTACTCATTAGATCTTCACCAATCCTTCTTAGCATTTGCAACATGTTAAATGATATATTTACTTTTTCCATATTTATTATTCTCCTTGTTTATATCCACTAGCCATAGGACTTTTAACGTGGTCAGTACGCAAATTCTTACACTTGATTTTTTTGTACTGGGGCCTATGGCTCTCTTGTGGATAATTATTATTCTGTTTCTTTACCTACTTCAGTGATACGAAACATACCTTTTACTTCATTGATGTCTGTTTCACCTGTATGATTAACTATTGCATCTACATACCCAGCTAACCACCATTCAGCTTCTACCTCTAATTGAAAAGGACGAAGAGGGTGATCTTGCAATACACCCTGATCGTTCTTTATGGAGATAAAAACTATATATTTAGCATCTTCCATGCAATCTCCTATATTACATATTTACTTAACTTTTTTTTAGTTGAAGCTTTGAGTTCTTTGATTCGTCTTTCAGTTGCTTTGATCAAACGCTCAGTAACTACTACACCATGCTCTGTCTTTCTGCCAAGTCCTAGCTTATTAAATTTACGAAGCTGTTCTCTGTAAAAAGATATAAATGATCTCTTACCTCCACTCATCCAAGGGTATCTATTATTCATTACCATGACCCTATCACTATGTGTTTAATTAAATATATAATAACTAGCCACATCGTACAGTTTACTGCTATAAGCATTGCTAGCTCTAAATAGTCTCTAATTGACCTGAACATTATTCATCTCCTTATATAATGGTATTATTGATTCTAAAAAACTTATGTTGGGTGATTCATATAGAATAAGATCTTCACCACAACATCTTTCTTCTGTTATGTCTCCGCATTTGGGACATAATGTTATGTTACTATACATGTTTATTTATCTCCTTTGAATTTTATATCCCACATGTGCGCATACGATAAGGTTTTAATTATCTTATGTTGAACTCCGTCCATTAACGTGCAACTGCCTTACTCGTCATATGGGATATTATTTAAATTGTTAGGGGGCTTGACCATCGTCAGCCCTATCAGTATTTTGTGTTTTGATACTCCTGGTATCAGGACACGCCTGTCAATATCCCCCTATTGAAAAGCACATTATCCACACTTTGTGTGCCACACTAACATGCTTATTGTTTAATGTAAGTGTATATACTATACTCGTACAGGCACTCACAATATACTGGCAATACACATAAGTATAAAGTTAATATAAAAACCTCCTAAAGAGGGCAGAATTAACCACCCTCTTCATTGATTCCTAACTTATTAGTAATATGTGTCAAGGTTTGCTGCATTTGCTCAATCTCTACTCTTGCATTAGTCTTAGCTAGACTGTTCATTGCAAGCATGTAGTCATCGCTGTTACCAACAGCTAGATGTGACAATGCAATCTTCTCAACCATTTGCTTGAAATCTGATGATACCTCAATATCACTGGCACGGCTCCAAGACTTACCGTTCTGCCATTTACTATTTCTATCCATGAACTTTAGTTCCCTTCCTTATTTAAATTATAGTTCAAAAAAACACAAATAATTACAAATCAAAAATAACTAAAATGAGATATCGAAAAACCCATGATAAGGGGTATACCAATAAGAAAACACCACACACTAAAATCCTACAATTTTTAAAACCTCTTTCATTTTTAACTAAAAAGTGTTATATTCTCTTAGCAAGAAAGGGGGCCTAAATGACATGGGAGGATTTAATTATAATTTTTGTAGCTGTCAGTCTTATTATGGTGTTGAAATACCTAGATACGATGCCTGGATATTCTTGCCCCAAACATTGCAATGTAGATCATGTGCACTTTTGGATTAACAATCCAGATTCCGACCAATCAGTCGGTATATCAAAAAAGTTAATAAAAACAAGCACTTACGCACATTAAAAAAATATTGCATTTTAATATAAAACCTAGTAAACTAGTACACTAAATAGGAGGTTCAAATGAAGACTTATATTCTTACCATTGAATACAACGAAGATACTGAAGAAGTAGAGTATTTAACTGAAGAGATAGTCGAAGATAAGCAATCATTCTATTATGGAAGTATGGCTCTTAACGAATACTTTGATGAAGAAACCCTAGCTTTGCTTGATGGCATAAATATCATTGGAGAGTCATAATTTTTTCTTAACGCAAACAAGCGTTTGCTAAAAAAATTGCAAAGGAGTTACTGTGGATTTTTATGTAGAAGATGCAGTTAAGGAGTTGTCAAAGAAGCTTGAAGATTTATACTATAGAGTATATACAATGCAAGATAGTATAGCTGAATTTAATGCAATTATTACTGAAATAAAAGAGGAGAGTAGAGATGCCTAGTTTAGATGGCTATAGCTTAAATGAAAAAATTGATTTGTTGCACGATGGTGTGCAGCAAGAAATACAGCAACTACAGATGGATTTTCACAATCTGTATAATATGTTAAACACAATGAAAAAGGAGTGCAAATGCCAGGACCAAGCAAATGTAACAAAATCAAAGACGCAAAAGAAAGACAAGACTGCATGAATTACAAAGGTAAATATGCAAAAATGAAACCTGCTAAAAAAGCCATGGGTGGTATGAAGAAGATGGGCGGAATGAAAGGTAAAATGGGTTATTAATGGCTCATGATAAGAAAGTTCCACCAGGCTATCACGTCTGACCATATAGCGGCAATATACACCCGGCGGGTGATAAACATCGCATTACAGGTCAGCTAGCAAAAGATCTTCAAGTACCTTCTGGAACTGAGATACATGGTGAAGAAACAGGAAGCATAGACTTCCATTACCAACCCAATAAGTATGAGGAGGGTAAGTAATGCCCAAAGATAAATGTTACCATCAAGTCAAAGCACGATATGATGTATTTCCATCAGCTAGAGCAAGTCAGGCTATTGCTAAATGCAGGAAAAAGTCTGGCAATGTAAAGAAAAGCCAAAAAGGTGCTGACTTAAAAAGATGGGAAAAAGAAAAATGGGTAGATACTCGTACAGGTAAAGCATGCGGTGCAGGTAAAAAGAATGAGTACTGCAGGCCTACTAAACGTGTATCATCTAAAACTCCTAAAACTAAATCAGAAATGTCACCATCTAGACTTAAAGCTAAAAAGGCTGAAAAGAAAAGAGTTGGCATGGGCAGAAGAATCAGTAAAGCCTAGGAGGACATATGGCAAAGACAGCAGCATGGCAAAGGAAAGAAGGCAAAAGCCCTTCTGGAGGCCTAAACGAAAAAGGAAGACGTTCATACGAACGAGAAAATCCTGGATCAAACTTAAAAGCTCCACAGCCAGGTGGTGGTAAGCGTAAAAAATCATATTGTGCACGATCATTAGGACAAATGAAAATGCATAATATAGATTGCAGTAAAGATCCTGATAAACGTATCTGCAAAGCTAGACGTAAATGGAAGTGCTAAATGCGTAGATACAAAGTTGGGAGAGAATTTCATTTAGTATACGATCCAGAAGATGCATTACCAGAAGATCTAACTATAACTGAAGATTGGAAACAATCTAATATAGGAGATTGGGTAAAGGCAGATGATGATTGCGTAGTACAGATACTAAGAAAAGGTAATATGCTTAGAAGAATGGGAAAGAATAAGGTTCGAGAGTATGTAGGGACATGCACTGGGACCTTTCCTGTTTCTCCTAACACTAAAATGGATACATCTAAAAGGGAAGATATATATTCGTTTAGTGGCAAAACTGCTAAAGAAAGATTAGAAAATAGAAAAAATTTAAATAAGCATGAAAAACTATTTGTAGCATATTTATCAAAAGGTGTAGGAATGCAAGATGCATACTTAAAAGCATTTCCTACAGATAACCCTAGGTATGCATTAGAAAAAGCGGGAGCGTTAACACAAACAACAAGGATATTAACGGCAATGAAAGAAGAATTAAAGCCAGTTATGGAAGAGCTTGATTTAGATGAAACTTTTGTACTTAAGAACATCAAGGAGGTGATTCTCTCGTCTGATAAGGATGATACTAAACTAAAGGCTCTTTTTAAACTGGCTGATATTATGGACATGGAAGACAAAAACAAAACTCAAGTTACACAATTAACTGCTGGTGTTTTCCAAGGGTTTAGTGAAAATACATTAGAAGAGGTCAAGAGACCAAAGGAGATTGGAAATGGCAGATAACAAAGGTCAATTTATTGGTAGCTATTATTATTCTAAAAGTTTACCGCAAGGAATGGGTGATAAAACTAAATACGATAAAGTTCAATATGACACTATTGGCAAAGTATTAAGGCCAAATTATACTGAAGCAGATGTAATGGCTGCACAAAAAATGTTAATGCAATTAGGCTATTTAGATCCAGGCAGTGATGATGGAATGATAGGGCCAATGACACAAGGAGCAGCTAGAAGATATCAAAGCAATCTATCTGGACCTGCTATATTTGATACTATGAAAAATATGTTTGATGGTTTATTTGATTAGAGTAAACAATAATGGCTAATATAAATTTTAACAATGTCTCCAAGATGGAGGAAGAATTAAAATTAGCCTATGAAGATTTAATAGCATTCGGTAAGCTATTTTTGCCTGATGATTTTATGAGAAGTGAAACTCCTTTCTTTCATTATGAGGTAGCAGATGCATTAATGAATAAAGACTATAGACAGTTAGGAGTAATATTACCACGAGGACATGGCAAAACAGTTCTTACAAAATGCAATATCGTACATGATTTTGTTTTTTCACAAGATCCATTATTTTATGGATGGGTTGCTGCGTCTTCTAAGATATCTGTTCCAAACTTAGATTATGTAAAATATCATTTGGAGTACAATGATAAAATACGTTATTATTTCGGTGATTTAAAAGGGAGAAAATGGACAGAAGATGACATTGAACTTAAAAATGGCTGCAAACTTATCTCGAAGTCAAACCTTAGTGGTATACGTGGCGGGGCTAAGTTGCATAAAAGGTACGATCTTATCATCTTGGACGATTTTGAGGACGAAAATAATACCGTTACGTCAGAGTCTAGAGCTAAAATCGCAAATCTTGTTACGGCAGTGGTCTTCCCTGCTTTGGAACCAGCTGACGGCCGCTTGCGTATTAATGGTACGCCTGTGCACTTCGATGCGTTTACTACAAGAATACTTGACGGTCATAACAAAGCTAAAGCAAAAGGTGAGGACTATTCTTGGAAAGTAATTACTTACAAAGCATTGCAGGACGATGGTACTCCTTTATGGCCAACTTGGTTTGGTCACAAAGAGATGGAGAGAAAAAAGAAGTTTTATGCGGACAGTGGACAACCGCAGAAATTCTATCAAGAATATATGATGGAAGTTCAAAATGAAGAAGACTCTATCTTTAATAGACATCATATTAAATATTGGGACGGAGTTTTTAACAGAGATGAAGAGACAGGTATCAGGTACATTAGAACGGCAGAAGGAGACGAAAAACCAGTTAATATATTTGTTGGTGTCGACCCTGCCACAGATTCTACTCGTAGGGATTCTGACTTTAGTGTTTTACTTGCTTTGGCTGTCGATGCTGATAATAACTGTTATGTTATTGATTATTTACGGAAGCGTTCATTACCTGTGCTTGGAATACCTGGGGATGAAAGAAAAGGAATAGTAGATTATATTTTTGAATACAATAAAATATATAGTCCGAATTTATTTTGTGTTGAAGATACTACTATGTCAAAGCCTGTGTTTCAAGCTATTAATGCTGAGATGAGAAGGCGAAACGAGTTTACTGTAAAGTATACTGCAGAAAAACCAGGCAATAGAATGTCTAAGCGTGACAGAATACAAGAGATACTAGCACAAAGATTTGCAGTAGGCTCTGTTTATTTAAAGAAGATGCAATATGATCTTCAAAGGGAGATAATGACTTTCGGTCCTAGGATGGGACATGATGATACAATAGATGCTTTAGCTTATGCTTGCAAATATGCGAATCCACCTAAATCTGTTAAGCAGAATAAAGAGGGAGATTGGTATAAGCATAAACCAAAAGCTAGAAGCTGGATAACAGCATAGGAGAAAAAAATGGCAGATTTAGTCGTAACTCATACTGAGACAGTAACACTAAATGGAACTGCACAAGGTTCCAGCAATAGTTTTACTATATCTAGTATTGATCAAGTATTTAAAAGAATTGTAACAGTAGCTGCTAATAATGATGCTACTGTTTTAGTATTTAATAGTGATGTACATGGTGCAGCTGGTGCTATAGATGTAGAAGATGCTAAGTACATTAGAATCACTAATTTAGATTCAACCAATTCAGTCAATTTAGGAGTTGTAGGAGCTAGTGATAATTTTCAAGTTGTCTTAGCTGCCAAACAAAGTTTTGTTATGGGCAGTCCTGATGACTCTATGTTAGGAGAAGAAGATACAACTCCTGCATTTAGTAGCTTTGAAGATGTGGCATCTGTAATATGTGACTCAGGTACCAACAATGTTAATCTTGAAGTATTTGTTGCGAGCGTATAATGCCTAAGTTTGGAAGCTCAAGTAAAAAAAGACTTGCAACTTGTGACGAAAGATTGCAAAAAGTATTTAACGAAGTCATTAAACATGTTGATTGCAGTATATTAGAAGGACATAGAAGTGAGGAAAGACAAAACCAGCTTTTCGAAGAAGGGAAAACTAAAGTTAAATATCCAAACGGAAGACATAATTCCAAACCTAGCCTTGCTGTTGACGTTACTCCTTACCCCGTGGACTGGGATGATAGGGAGCGTCAAACTCTTTTTGCTGGCTTTGTTATTGGTGTCGCTTCTCAAATGGGAATTACCCTAAGGTGGGGTGGTGACTGGGATCAAGACTTTCAGGTGCAAGACAATAAGTTTGATGACTTTCCACACTTTGAGATAAAAGATGCCTGATTTATTTACTTTAGATGATCTAACTTATAACATTCCTTCTCAAGTAGAGAATGATCCAACTAATCCAATAGAGGGAGAGGATGATGGCGAAACAGAATAAAAAAGCATTAAAAGTAAAAGAGATTTATAATAAAGTTCGCTCACACACAAGAGCACAATGGGAATATATAAATCAAAAAGGTCATGACTTTGCTAATGATAATCAATTAACAGAAGAAGAAACAAGAGCATTAGAAGAGCAGGGTATGCCTACATTTACTATTAACAGAATATTACCTGTTGTAGAAATGTTAAATTTTTATGCTACTGCTAATAATCCTAGGTGGCAAGCTATTGGAACAGATGGATCTGATACAGATGTAGCAGCATTATTTTCTGATCTCTCAGATTATATATGGCATTACTCTGATGGATCTTCTTTATATGCAAATGCAATAAATGATTCAATAACAAAATCAATTGGATATTTAATGGTAACTGTGGATTCTGATGCTGATCAAGGCATGGGTGAAGTTAAAATAGTACAGCCAGAACCCTTTGATGTATTTGTTGATCCTAAGTCAAGAGATATGTTGTTTAGAGATGCAGCATATATTATGATTAGAAAAATATTACCAAAAAGCCATTTAATTAAAAAGTATCCAGAGTATACTCGCAAAATTAAAAATGCTAGTGGTGAACATCAGAATGAGTATATGTTTACTGAAAAAACTATGGGTGGTTGGCAAAAAGATTTTGACTATAAAGATATAGATGCAACTGAAGCTATTGACCCAGAAACATCTGCACATGATCAACTAATAGAATATTATGAAATGTATGAAAAAACAAAAATAGCATACATGAATGTATTTTATAGAATACCACCAGACCAAGAAGTATTAGATCAAATAAAAGAAAAAGTCGAAGTAAGACTAAAAGAAGTTGCTCAAGAACTACAAGTATCTTTTGCAGAACAACAACGAGCCATGCTACAAGCTGTTGAGTCTGGGGAAATGCTAGAAGAAAGATACAAACTTGAACTGCAAAAACTTACCGAATCTATGAAAGATCAAATTGATAGCGTAAGAGCAGAATACAGAAGTCAGTTGCAACAAGAAGCTTCTAGAATAGAAAACTCTATAATGAGCGAAAAAGAATACAATGTGGTATTGCAGAATGAAGATCTAAAAAGAAATATTGTAGAGGCTATAAAGTTTTATGATAATAGAATTAAACAAACTCTTGTTATTGGTGATACACTAATACATGAAAAAATAATGCCTGAGAAAATTAAAGAGTATCCATTAGTACCATTTCACTATAAATGGACAGGAACTCCATTTCCAATCTCAGCAGTATCACCATTAGTTGGTAAACAAAGAGAAATGAATAAAGCTCATCAATTAATGGTACACAATGCATCATTAGGTTCTAGTCTTAGATGGGTACATGAAGAAGGTTCTATTGATACAGATTATTGGGAACAATACTCTAGTTCTCCAGGAGCATTACTACCTATTAGGCCTGGAGCTACAGCACCTACTCCTGTACAACCTGCACCATTATCAAATGCATTTTTTACAATGGTACAACAAGGTAAATCAGATATGGAATATCTTGCTGGTATATTTGGAGCTATGCAAGGTGACACAACTAATGCACCTGAAACATATAGAGGTATGTTAGCTATGGATGAGTATGGCACAAGAAGAGTAAAACAATGGATGAAAAATTCTGTAGAGCCTGCGTTAAAGCAGCTTGGCATATTATGTCAACAGTTTTCACAATCTGTATATACTGCACATAAAGCATTTAGAATTGTCCAACCAAATAATATATCTGAAATGAAAGAAGTAGAAATGAATATACCAATGTATAATGATTATGGTGAAGTCATTGGTAAGTTTAAAGATTATGCTACTGCTAAGTTTGATGTAAGAATTATTGCTGGATCAACACTACCTATTAATCGATGGGCATATTTAGATGAACTAAAACAATATATGCAAATGGGTGTAATAGATGATGTAGCATTTTTATCAGAAACAGATATTAAAAATAAAGAAAAGATTATGCAACGCAAAAGTTTATATTCACAGTTACAAGGACAGATACAAGGTATGGAAAGTCAGCTTAAAGATCAAGCTGGCACTATTGAAACTCTTGAGCGTCAACTTGTACAAGCTGGTATTAAGAATAAAGTTATGCAAGCCTCTGTTGAGATTAACAAGAAAAAAGAAGAAGTTAAAGGTGAAGTTAACAAAGAGGCCGTTAATGCAAGAGCAACAGGAAGAACTCTTGGTAACATAGCAAAAAACAATTTAGCAGCACAAAAATTACAAATGGATCTAAGGAATAAAAATTCCTTGGATAGTAATGAAGAATAAATATAACTTAAACAATACGTTTATAGGAGAGTTTAATGGAAGATACAACAAAAGGTAACCTAGAAGCAGAAAATATGTTTAATCAGCCTGATTCTAGCCCCAGCAGTAATATCTTTGAAGAACTAGAAGCCAATGTAAATGGTGGTATAGTTGACACAAACATAGAGACCCAACAAGAGGTAACCCCTCCAGTTAGTCGTGGCCCTGAACAGGTAACCCACACATCACAAACGGAAGGCCCTAATGAAGTTGATTGGGAAAAAAGGTATAAAGATTCAAGTAGACAAGCTCAAAAAATGTATGGACAGCTTAAAAACTTGAAACCATTTGTACCAGTTCTTGAGGCAATGAAGAACGATAGCGGACTAGTACAGCACGTACGAGACTATTTAGAAAATGGTGGAGCTCCTGCAAAAAGCGTACAAGAAAGGCTTGGTTTAGATGAAGACTTTCAGTACGATCAAACAGAAGCTTTAGAAGATCCTAATTCTGATTCTGCTAAAGTATTTAATGCTCATGTTGACAATGTTGTTAATCGCAGAGTAAATGACATACTTAGCAAAGAAAAACAACAGGCTCAGTTAACACAGCAGCAATTAAAACGCAAGCAAGATGAAATAGACTTTAGGAAACGACATCCAGAAATGACTGATGAGCAATATAGAGACATGATGGAAAAAGCAAAATCTAGAACATTATCATTAGATGATGTATATTATTTAATTAATAAAGATTCTGCTAACCAAAATGTAGCTAATGCAACTCGTCAAGATATGTTAAACCAAATGAAAACAGTCAGAGACATACCTGCAAGTTCAAGTGATGCTAATAGCCAAAGTAATGATCAAGCAAGTTTTGAAGATGAGGTCTTTAATACTTTGATTGATAGTGATGGTAAATTAGATAACCTGTTCGGGTAAGGAAAATTATATAACTCCTTTCCGAACTTAATATAATAATCGAAAGGAGATAACTGATGAGTTCTATTCAAGGAGATTTATTTCAGTTATCGAATCTAGGAGTAACGAGTTCTGATGGCAAAGGCCCTGGAGCAGGAAGTAGTCTTGCAACAGGCGATATGCGTAGAAAGTTTAATTTTGGTGATCGTGTATCAGAATTAGCTATTGCTCAAGATCCGTTTTTTAGATTCGTAAGTGCAGTAGGAAAGAAACCTACTGATGACCCTCAGTTTAAATATACTGAGAAAAGAGATTCATGGCATAAAAGATATGCTTATGTTATTGGACACGTAGCTAATGGAGCTGATTCATTCACAGATTCACAAATGGATCAATCAAATGTCGGAGCTGTTTTAAGTGCAGCAGGACAAAAAATGGCTCTATATATGGCTACTGATTATACTAACAATGGTAACTTGCAAAATATATATGGTAATACTGCTGCTGCTTCAAAAATAGATGTAGGTGATGCTGGAACAGAGCCTAAATTCTTTTTACCTGGACAGCTAGTAAAAATACCAGGCAAAGCTTCTCATTCTGATACTGGAACTTCAGGATATCAAATCCTAAAAGTTGAAAGTGTTACTCCAGGTTTAAGTAAAACTTCTGGTGGTGGAGCTAAAGAATGTGTAAAAATCGAAGGAACTGTTGTTAAGTTTGACAGTGGTGCTTTAGAGTTTTCTTCATTCTTTAATAATACTCCATCTGCTGGTGGTGTTGGTACTTCTACAGATAATGATGAGCAAGTTGCTGATAGATCTATAGCAAGTGAGCTTGAAGCCAATAGGTCTTATGTTATTGGTACAGCACACTCTGAAGGATCTGGATATCCTGAAACATGGAAAGATCAACCATACTCAACAAACTATGGTCGTACACAAATTTGGAAAACAACTTGTGCTATGACAAACACTGCTCGTGCTACATCATTAAAATATGATTCAAATGAGTGGGCTCGTGTATGGAAAGAAAAGTTAATTGAGCATAAATATGATATTGAAAATTCATTATTGTTCGGTCAACAAAATGATGATTACTACACAACACAAGGTGCAATTGATTACATAAGCAGATTTGGTAATCAATTTAATTTAGATACAAGTACTAAAACAGCAGATGACTTTTTAGATGATATGTCTAGTTACATGGATCCTCGTTATAATAATGCAGGTGCTACAGTTTATTTTGTAAGCACAGCTGTTTATAACTGGATGCATAAATTAGGTGGATACTTTAAAAACAATCTAAAGATTGGTATTGATTCTAATGCTGCTATGTATACCTCTGAAATCGCTATGACTGGCAAGAAAAAAGTTCTTGGAGTAGATATTACTACATTCTCAACACCTTATGGTGATATGAATGTTGCTCGTAATATTCACTTAGATGGAACAAATGTTAAAATGCTAGGTGTTAATATGAAGTATGCAGCTTATCGTCCTTTAATTGGCAACGGTATCAACAGAGATACATCTGTATATGTAGGTGTGCAAACACTTGAAAACAGTGGTATTGACCGTAGAGTTGATTTAATCTTAACAGAAGCTGGACTTGAGCTATCAATGCCTGAGTCACATGCTATCTGGGTATAAGGAGGCTTAATATGGCAAATCCAATGTATGGACAAAATAAGTTTGACAATCAAGTAGATGGTGCAATAGGTGCAGTAAAGTTTTTTAAACCAGCAAGTGACGGTACAGCCGTTTCAGGTTCAGAAAGCCTTGTACTAACAAATAGTGATGCTGGAAATTACTATTTTATTGACATTGATGATAATACTTGTTCTGTTAAATTGCCTAGTGCATCTACATCAAAAGGATCTATTTTTACATTTATAATGGATATTCCTAGTGACGCTGAAGCTACAAAAGATTTTATTCTTTTTACTAATGCGGCCACTGAATTGATAATAGGTGCATGCTTTGATGGTGCTGGTGTTCATGATACAACTGATGCGGATGATCAGATAATGATTGATTCTAGTGCTGGTGCTGTAGGTGCTGGAGATAGAATACAAGTTATCTGTAATGGTTCACACTGGTTTGTTTTAGAAGGGTCAGCATTAACAGCTGATGCTTTTGTAAGTGGAACAGCAACTAGAGCTTAATAGATAAATAGACCTGCCCCCTCACCTGTGGATATTCTCTCCCCAGGGGGGGTGGGTTCTTTTAAAAGGATTATATGGCTACATTTGAAGAAAGAGTAAATGGATTAAGTAACATAGGTACATTAAGTTCTAGTACGTATCCTACCGATGTTCAATTAGATCAATATCTAAAAGATGGAGTAATTGATGTTACTGAAAAATGTATAGCATTAATGCCCTTAGAGGTTGACAGTTTTACAAGAGTAAGTGCTACTACAGATAGTAATAACAGCCTTGATCTTAATGGAGCTAAAATATTAAATGTATCTAGGGAAGCAAACTCTGATGGTACTGCTGATGAAACTATAGCATGGAGGCCTTGCAGAAAAATATCTCCAGCCTTAGAGTCTAGAGTAGTTGATCCTGATAGTTTAGAATATGCCTCTATATATAATCCTGTCTATTTGATAACAGATAACAATAAAATTAATGTATATCCTGCTCCAAAGGCTAACAATGGGTTTAAAGTATATTACATAAATAATGACCCTGTAGATAATTCAGGATCAGCATTAATACATTCACATAGTACAATACAATATTTCCCTGATGATAAAGTTCATTTAGTTGTTATCTATGCAGCTATTAAATGTATAGAAGCTAAAATGTACGCAATGCATTTATCTATACCAAATTATGGAGATGAGTATACATCATCAGGAACTAATACTGGCTGGGCATATGTTAAAGAGGCAATAGAATTAGATGATGATGTTGAGCTTGGCACATCTAGATTTCAATCGTTGAGTGGTGAGATGCAGCAGTTTATTACTGAATATCAATGGTATCAAGGAAGGGCTGCTTCACTAAAAAGTGAATATATAGCAGGCTTTACCGCTAATCAACCTCAACCAGAAAGATAATTATGAAAGTACAAGAATTAATGGAAAGAGTAGGCATAGCACAAACTGGTAGAGCTATTGCTTATATAAAAGATGGTTTAGAAGAAATGAATATGTTAGCAGAAACACATATTACAACATCTAGAATAGATATAGAAAAAGATAAAAGATTTTATGATTTACCAAAAGATATGATAAAACTACTAGATGTAAGATGTAAAAACCATTTAAATTCAAAAGATGAATATAGGTCTATACCAAGAGCTATAGGCAAACCAAACAATAAGGATGCAGATGGCAAGTAGAAAAGAATATGCTTATCAAATAAAAGGCAACCAATTATCTTTAATCGAAAAAGATTACACTACATCTGATGGATTAAATTATACTTATTCAGGAATTTCAGGGGATGGCATTACTGATGATATTCCTTCTGGAAGCACTATTGCAAAATCTCCTTTAACTTCAGTAACGGATGGTATTGAGTTAGAATATGCATACAGTCCTGCAGATTCAATAGTAGATGAGTCATCTGATATAGATGTGCCACCATATTTAGCTAAAGCTTTAGTATATTATGTAAAAGCTAAACTAGCTGAAGATGCTGTTAATATTGAAGTTAAAGAGTATATGATGAGAGAATTTAGAAAGATGCTAGAAAAGCATGAAAACAGTAAAGTTGCTGGTCCAAGAATTATGATGACTGGCAATCACGCAATACGATAATAAACAAGCCCATTCACGCACAGCCAGTGCTTAGGGCAGGAGGTTAACATGGCAAAAAAAGGTGGAATACAAGGATACACAGTACAAGAGGCTCAGAATGTTAGTATGGGTCAAGCAGGAGTAGCATTTTTAAGTGATGGAGATCCATATACTCCTCCAACAGGATCTGTTGTTGTAGCCATACAAGCTATAGATGATAGTACTTTTGAAAACGATACTACATCAGAAAGTGCAAACTATGCAAGTCCAGCAGCAGCTCACTCAAGTGGTGGAGATGCAATGACTAGCTTGACTATACCTGCAGGCATGACTATCTATGGAAGGTTTACTTCTGTACATATGGCTGCTGGTTGCAAAGCTATACTATATTTAGGTTAAGATATGCCTAAATTAGGATTAGGCCAAACAATAGGCAAGAAAGCCTTAACAACACCAGGCATCATATCAACTGGAAGAAGTGTACATGCTCCATTTAGTTCTCCAGATGAATCGTCACTTTGCCCAAATTTAATACCTGATGTTAATGAATTGTCAGGATCAGGTGCTTCTTCAGGAACAAGAACTGTAGTAGGAAATACGATTGTTTTTGATTCGTGCGGGTCTTCTGGAGCACAAACTCAATTTGGCAGTCGTGATTATATTTTAAATCATACATATAAAGTACAATTTACTGTAAGTGATTATGTTGGGGATGGAGTAAATAATAAAATTAATATTAGTATAGGAAATACTCAGGCACCTGAAAGTCATAAAGCTGCAGCAAATGGAACATATATATATTATATTAAATTTACTGCAGGTGCAGCTGCTTCTTATTTTTATGCAAGTAATTTTACTGGAACTGTATCTGATATATCTGTTACGCATGTTAAATCAAGAGCAGGACAAGCATTAGAGTTTGATGGTATAGTTGATCATATAGATTTTAATACAAGTGTAGCAGATTCACCTATTGATAAACTTACATTTTCAGATTTTACAATAGCAGTTTGGGTTAATGTTGATAATACTAGTCCATCAAATGATGCATTTTATAATATAGTTGATGCTCCTGGTGATGATCCTGGGCAATACGTTGCAATAGATGTTAGTCCTCTTCAAGCAGTAATTAATACAGGTGCTGGTGGTTGGCAGAATAGCAGCAAAACTTTAACTGCAAATCAATGGCACAGACTTGTTTGGACTTTTAAAGCATCTACAGGTCATTATCAAATATTTCAAGATGGTGTTAGAACTTTAAATTATACTGATACAACTAATGCTGGTAATGTTCAACAATTTCATGGCATAGGAGCACTAAATACAGAAACTACTCCAGATAGATTGTTTCATGGAATGATGGCTGATTTTCAAATATGGGATACTGTGTGGAATGAATCTAATGCAAGTGATGATTTTAATCAACCAGAATCTTTAGTCAATCTTCCTTATGAAAATTTAAAGCTATGGTATCCTATGCAAGACAGCACAGGTAACAAACAGACTTATTTAGTTGATGGTTCTAGTACTGGGCTTGGACCTGAGCTATGGGTAGATGGCACAAATAATTTAGCATCTGATGGTTTAAACTTTCATTCTCAGTCAGCTGGAAATGATACTGACCTTAGAATTACAAGAAATGGTTCAGAACATATAATTGAGTCTGTTGATTCTTCTGGAGATACAAGTGCTTTAGCTTATTTAAGTGGAAGAACAGCATCAGGTAGTGAAGGTAGTTTAAATGTTGACTTAATGGCCAGGCAAGTTGCACATAAAATTACATTTAAAGCAAAAGCAGAATCTTTAACAACTGGACTTATAAGAATTGTTCAGGATGGTGTAAATGCTCCAATTTTTAGTGGCGGTACTCAAATTAGTCCTTCAGGCTTTAGCCCTACTGATAAGTATATAGAATATGAATCTTATATTGGTCCTGATATGGCGATGGTAAATACAAATGCATATATAAATGCATATAGTTTATCTGCTGGTGATAAAATATATATTAAAGACATTTCTGTAAGATCAATAAATGATAAGGTAAAAGGAGAATCTTCATTCTTAAGTGATGACTTGTTGCAAAAAGGTAATCCTGTAGATGACAATAGTGATTGGACAGCAGGAACAGGATGGACAGCAGATGCATCAAATGAAAAGCTAACAGGTTCTAGTACTACAGATAATATTAGAGCTACCACCACAACTGCATTTGTTAATGGAGATCAAATTAGTGTAACATTTACTGTTGCTAATTATTCTGCAGGCAGTGTTAGAATGATTGTCGGTGGTTCTAATAATGGAACTACAAGAAATGCAAATGGAACATATACAGAAGTGGTTACTGTTTCTGGTATGGCTGGATCTTATATATACTTTGATGGAGTTACTGCTTTTACAGGAGATATAACAGATATAACTGTTAAGAAAGTTGGATTTGCTACTGGTTGGACAGCTGCAGATGCTCAAATAATTGCACCTCAAACATCCTTTCAAAATTTTAATGAATTAGCAGTATTTGATAATAGCTCAAGTGATTATGCAGTTATATCAGACCAATCATATTTTAGCTTTGGAGATGGTACTACTGGTAATGAATCAGCATTTAGTTTATCTGCATGGGTCTTTATGCAAGATGCTACTAACTTTCCAATTTTTAGTAAGGCTACGTACAACTCTGGAGGCACAGATGCTCTTGAGTGGAGTTTAAGAACTAACAGTGATGATAAACTAGTTTTTATTTTATACAATAATGGTACTGGTATTAATGATACAATTAATGTTATTAGCTCTGAAGCACTAACTAAACTAGAAGGTAAGTGGGTTCATGTTGCAGCTACATACAGAGGCAATAGAGTTAATACTGGACTAGAGTTATACCTTAATGGTGCTTTTATTGGTTCATCAGCAGGTGGTAGTGGTACTTATCAATATATGAATGCAACATCATCTAACTTATATGTTGGCAGAGATGCATCTACAGCAACAAGCTTATATGCAAATGGAACTATTACTGAGGTATCTATATGGGATGATATATTATCTAATCCAGAAATAAATGAAATATACAATGATGGTCAAGCATTAGATTGTACTACGCATAGCAGTGCATCAAATCTAATAGGCTACTGGAGAAATCAAAATCAAATGGCTTGGCCTGATTTATCTACAAACAGTAATACATGTACACCAGATAATGTTGCTCGTCATATGTTAATGCCTCAAGGAGAAGGTGGCAGAGATATAGCTGGATTTATTATGAATAGAAATAATCCAGGCTTTCAGGGAGTAGGTGATACTGATTATGTAGCTTACATTAATACAGGATCTACAACTACAATTTCTGCAGGTACCGCATATAGTGTTACAGTATGGTTAAAGCCTCGTGATTTTTCTACCAATACTTTTCTTGGAGCATCAGATAATAATCGTTTATATCTTAAAAGCTCTACTGCAATTGAAGTAAAACACAATGGTGTTAGTAGAGAATTTACAATTAATGCATTAACTGTAGATGAATGGAATCATATTGGGATTGTTAGAAATTCAAGCAATGTAATAACTCTTTATGTTAATGGTGTTATAAATGGAGGTGCTTCAACCGATACAAAAACTTTAGCACAAGATTTTCAATATCAATACCTAGGCAGTGGAAGCACAACTACTACATTTAGAGGGGCTGTAGATGATCTATCTATATACAACGCTACTGAATTATCGCAAGCTCAAGTACAAAGAAATTACAAAGCAGGCAAAAGGAGACATAGAAACTAATGGCTTATGAAATGTATATATGCCTAAACAAGGCAACATATGAAAGTACAATACCAAGTGCTCTTAGTGATCAGTTAAAAATTACTACATATACCTACGATGATAATGGTGAAGTTACTGGCTCATCAGTTAACACAACGCCAACATGGGAAGAGTGTGCATTTGCTGGTAAATTAGGTATACCAAAAAAATCGCATGATGGAGCCTTTATTCTTGTAAAGGGAGCATTCTCTATGCTTACAGGAGAAATGTCTGCTATCATAGCTTTAGGAGCCTCACAAGCATATCCTAATAACAGTGTGCTTACAAAAGCTGAAGCACATACTTTAGTAGCAAGTGGAACTTTTACAGGTGAATGATTCACTAAAAGCAATAGGTAGTAGTACAGGAACTATACTAGTAAATATATGGGAGCTAGTACCTGAAGCATTGGGAGTTGTATTAATTGTAATGAATATAATCTATATATGGCTCAAAATCAAAAGATTATCTAAATAGGAGAGAATATGCCTAGAAAGAAAAAAAGTGCTGTTAAAAGAGCGATAGTAACGCCAGACAAACATTACCCTTTGGCAGATGGCCCAGCTATGAATGTTTTAGCTCAGGCTATTGATATAGTTAAACCAGATATTTATATTGATTTAGGAGATGTAGGAGAATGGCATGGTTGTTCTCATTGGCAATGGAAGAAAAAGAAAAGGCCGCCTTTAGAATATCAAATGCCATTTATTGATAAAGATATTGAAGACGTCAACGTTGGTATGGATTTTATTGACAAAGCATTAGATAAAGCTGGTTGCAATGAAAGACATATGATCGAAGGCAATCATGATGACTGGATGAATCGTTTTGTTGATGAACATCCATACTTAGCTGATACTTACTTATTTAAGAATGCTATTAAGTTAGAAGACCGAGGTTGGATCTATCATCCTAATAGTGAGTTTCTTAAAATAGGTAATTTAAACTTTTATCATGGGAATCAGTTTGCAGGCATACAGCATACTCGCAATCACTTGCAGAGACTGGGAGAGAGTATTATGTATGGTCATCACCATGATATACAACAAAGCAGCATTACTCACTTGTCAGGTCCTATTAGTGCATGGAGTATAGGTTGTTTAAAAGACATGAGTAAAGAGCAGAACGCATGGTTAAATGGTAGACCACATAACTGGTCACATGCTTTTGCTGTAGTAGACTTTTATGATAAAGGTCATTTTACTGTGCACATAGTATCAATTATAGAAGGTAAAACCTCACTATGGGGTGAAGTATTGGATGGTAACTAATGGAAATGGGATTTATTGACATAATAGAAAAGCTAGGAGTACCAGTATCTGTTGCTGGTGCATCTATGTGGTTTATATGGAAACAAACACAATTTATACAAAAGTTTTTTATGGATGATTTACAAGAATCTCAAAACAGATTAGAAAAAATTATTGTCACTTTGATATCGCAACAAAAAGAATTACAGATTGACATAAAAGAAAGTCTTGCAGATATGAGATCTTCTTATGAGTCATTAGTAGAAATAGTACAAGCATTGTCTGGCAATGGCTTAAAAAAACGCAAAACTAAAGAAAAGGAATAGCAATGAGTATTTTTGGTAAACTAGGAGATCAAGTAATTGATGAAGTGTTTGGTGAAGATCTACAGAAAGAAGTAGTAGAAGCATTAAATAAAAATGTAGACATACCTTTTATATCAGAAGAAACTGAAGAAAAAATTATGAATGCATTGTATGATACTGTTGAAGGTGTAATAAAGGCTGCAATTAAAAAAGCTTTATAATGAATAAAATCAAACATCGGTCTGGGGGTTCTATAAGCCCCCAAGACTGGAAAAATTATAATGATGAAGAAGACTTGTTATATTCTTATTTAAAGAAAAAAGGAAAACATAAGCGTGCCAAAACAAACGTTAAGAATAGATAAATTTGAGGGCGGATTAGCTACTCATAAGTTTGAAAGAGATATCGCAGACAATGAGCTAGTAGAAGCTCAAGATGTCATGGTAGATATTGAAGGCAAGATAAGATCTATGGGGTCTTCTTTTGTTTATGATCCTGCTGTAGGCAGTGGGCTTCTTAACAGTTTAACAGGATTAGTAACTCCTGGCTTTGGTTTATTTTCTTTTGGTGCAGATCACGACATAAATAATAATGCTAAAGAAATAAAAATTATTGCTATACAAAATGCAGGTAAGATTAATTTATTTGATACATCAGAACACTCAGCAGCTATTTCGATTAATGTAGACCAATCACAACATCTTTTAGTAGAGCCTATTTTTTACTATATTAATGAATCATTAAGAATATGTGATACAAACTTTTCAAATACTAACTCTAACAATAAAGTATTTACATACATAGAAAGAACTTTTTTTGCTAACAATGCATCTAACCCTTTGCATGCTTTACCATCAGGAAGTGGTGAATGGATAGATGTAAATCAAGAAATAGCTACTCCTGCTAATACAGCAAACCTTGACACTGATGGCGCAGATGATGGTGGTTTTATTAAACTTACTGTAGCTGAAGCATCAGATGATGCAGGAGAATGGAATAGTGCAGACTTAGGAGCATTACAGTTTGGCTATACATATTTGTATGATGAAGATACTGGCTTTGGTAAACAAGAAAGTAAAATTAAAAATTACTCTAACACTTTTTCTTTATCTGGTGCTGAAGATCGTAGATTAAATATTACTGTATCTATCAATGCTAATCTTTATACAAGTGGACTTGCTGCTATGGGTTTCCCAGAAAGAGTAACAGGATTTAGAATATATTGGGTAGGAGAAGGTAGCAATACATTTGAAGAGCCATTAATGTTGTTAGAAGGAGATTTTAACAGGGGTACCAATAATGACGGTGTAATTGTTGCACATAATAATCAAGAACAACTGTTAGCTTATGATAGTTCTGGATCTCCTAATGTATATAAAAATGCAAGTGTTTTAACTATACCAGAACAACCAGTTCTTACATATGAATTATTAAATGGTTATAAGCATGATGTTGAATCTATTACTGCTAAATATAAATCTGCTATCATTGTAAATAATACTTGTTATATTGGGAATATACAACAAAACGATAGAGTATATGCAGACAGGATGATTAAAAGCCCTGTAGGTAAATTTGATACATTTCCTTCTAGTAATTTTTTAGATGTAGCCATAGGCGATGGTGATTCTATTACAGCATTAGCAGAACATGCAGACAGATTATTACAGTTTAAAAGCGAATCATTATATATAATTAATCTATCAGGTGATTATGAGTATGTAGAAGATCATCAAATACATAAAGGTGTATTAAGTCAAGCAGCTGTAGTAAAAACTGCAGAAGGTGTAGCATGGGTTAATAAAAACGGATGCTATTTATATAATGGCGAAAGAACATTGGACTTGATAGGCAATAAGATTGATCCAAATGAATGGAAAAATTTTATTGGCACAAAAGGAATGATTGGATATCTTACAAGAAAAAAACAATTAATTATTTCTGGAAACCCTTCTGCTGCTGGTGCACAAGGCAATGTATATATATTTGATATGCGTACTCAATCATGGACAAAAGGATTAAATAAACTTTCTCCGCTTAGTAAATCTAATTTTATAAGCACATATAAAGGTGACACTTTAATAGCATTTAATCAATTAGCAGAAAGTGAAAATATTTCTGTAGAATTAAAAACTCCTGGTAGCAATCCTCGTGATGGAGTTTGGGCTATAGAGTCAACTGGTAATTCGAGTGTAGTTAATACTAAGCTGCAACTAAACTCAAACGATATTACAAATGTATTTTCTTATTCTTCTGATGAACCTATTAGTTTAGCACAAAAAATTAAAAATGAAATAGCAGTTGGGCCACAAAAAGAATATATCTCAGTTGATTGGGATGAGTCATACAATTTAACAGAGCCAAATCCATTACTGGTTAGACTGCCAGGTTATTTAACAGATGATACTCCAGTCAATCTATCAGGCAACTTGCAATTTACTGTACTGCCAAGCCAAGGAGTAAGCACAACATATTCTCAACCATCAATTAGTTTATTAATTAATTCAGACACTGTACCTGCTGGTGATGCTAATTCTAGGAATTTAGGTTTTCAATTAGCAGTTCCATCAAATTTATCAGATAATTTAGGTACGGAAGGTAATAGAACATATTATTTAAAAATAAAAAATAATTTAGCACTAAACAATAACACCTATAAAGACTTTGCATCATTACATGTACCTCAGATTGGACAAGAATTATTATCAAATCAATCTTCAATATTGTATTCAGGTATTAGTGGAAATGTATCTATTTATACTGGAGCACCAGAATTTAATATGTCTCAGTTTACAGGAAGACACAAATTAGGAAGTATAGGAGGAAATAACAATTTTCAGTTTAATACTCCATATGAAGGCGATAATTCTTTTGGCGATCCTTTTTATCAAGTTTTTTTATCATTTAATGAAGAATGGACTGGGCCTGAATATTATCCTGTTGATTTGCCTTTTGGTAGTATTTTAGATGGACAAACATTTACAATGACAGCTGCATCTGCTATTATTGATGATACTGTTGATAATGAATATTTTAATGAAGATGCAACGCATCAAATTTGGATTTCAAACTATGAAGCAAGATTAAATTATAGTGCTGGTGATATTATTACACTCCAATATAATAATTTAGTTGACGATTATGGAACTGGTACAAATATATATGATGGAGTTCAATTTAATGTAATAGGTGCAATTCCATTTAGTGGTGAATATACAACTAACACTTTAGATCCAAGAACTGACGCTGGATGGCCTAATACACAATTTACACAACACGCAGCTAATTCAGGATGGACTTGTCTTGTAGTGTCACAGTTAAATGATTTTGTAACATTAGGACAAGAAAGCATACATTCTAGCTTAACAATTGTCAAACAAGAAGCAAATGGTCAGCCAACTATTGTTCAAGCTCCTAGTGCTGGTTCAGGTGAAATTTATTCCTGTAAGGTTATTAGGAATGGGAGCACTAGTGCAGATATTGTATATAGACTTGGAATTGATACAGCTAATAATGATACAGATGAAATTTTATTTACTACATCTGCTGGGCATACTAGTCAAAATGTCGTTAATGGTTTGATATCATTAATAGATAACGCTGGATGGGTTGATTCAAGATATATTGCGAATCGTTCAGGTCGTCACAATCTAACTGCTACTTATACTGCTGTTGCATCTAACAATTCAATAACAGGCCCTGGTTTAATAGATGCTGGATTTGAAGCTGGCATGGAAATAACATTTAATTCTCAAGCAGGTGCAAATGCAAATAAAACATTTTATATTGTAGGGATATCAGCAGGTGATCCTAATGACACAATAACAGTTAATTCTTCTTCAACTGTTCCATATGCAGGATTAGATACGCTGTCTGATCAAAGTGCTACTCTTTTTGCTATAACTGGGGCTGGGTTTACAATACAAAATATACCACCTAACCCAGATCATTCTTCTTTAGTTTTAAGCGGCTATAGCTATTCAGACAAAATTACTATTGAAAAGTTTGAAAATGATAGTGATAACTCTAATTCTAATATTATTATTACAACAAAAGAAATAGACTTTGGAAATATTAGTAGCACCAATAATATTAACTCTATTTATATTACTCACAATTTAAATCATAGCATTGGCACTGTAGAATACAGAACAGATAATCATGGTTTTACATATTTACAGCCTCAGTTTGAAGATGGCATTAACATTCAAGGGATGTCAACATACAAATATATTATTAGAGAAAAAAATGCAAGAATAATTCAAATTAGAATAAAGTCTTCTGAATCAAATACATATGAGCTTAATGATATATCAATAGTGTACAGAGAAAAAGTAACTAAATAATGGCAAATTATAAAAATAGAGAACTGCATCATTTAAAATCTTCTAGAGTTAGAGTAGGACAAGGGGTTCCTAAACCTAATGAGGGATTTGATGGAGACCTTGCATTAAGGATAACAAGTGATGGATTAAAGCTATTTGCTAAATATAGAAATAGATGGTATATAGTTGGTGAGCATATGCAAGAACTTTATAATCCAAATCAAAGTGGAACTCATGCACCACAAACACAAATAGGCTTTCAAAGCAATGGTAATTTTATATTAAATAGGCAAGCAAAATTAGCATTTGGCAGTTTATTATCTAGGCCTTCTATTATAGAGCAAGTGCCTATTAGTTTAACTAATGAAACTCAAAATTTATTATTTACAGTAGACGATAAAAAACTTTTATCATTACATGCCGCTGGGTCTGGATCTTTTGTTAGATTGCCACATTCATCAGGTCAAATAGAATGTAAAAAAATACATATTACTGATGCATATGGAAATGATTTAGGAGATACACATATTGCTAGTAATAGTGCTGATCAATTAACTATTACTGTAGGTGGAGAAAGTATGCTAAGTTTTGTAGAGTCTACAACTAACACTATGGAGTCTCAACAAATAGCAGAGTATCTTATTAGAAGCGATACTACTGAAGATCCTATATTGCACCTTAAAAACGAAACTAATGATGCTACTGGACCTACACTTAAGTTAAGTAATGAAAGGTCAGGAGGAGGCAACGTAGGGGCTGATGATGATGTTTTAGGGACTATATCATTTGACGGAGAAGATAATGGCGGTAATGCTCAACAATACGGATTAATAAAAGGCAGTATAGATGTAGCAACTGATGGCCAAGAATCTGGAAAAATTGCTATACAGGTAGCGACTCATAATGGCAGTTTAAATGATGGAATTACATTAACTGGTGGGTCTACAACAGGAGAAGTAGATGTTATTCTAGGTAAAGGATTTCAGTCAGTTACTAATGTTTCTGGAGAAGTATTGGTTAATAGTGGTCAAGTTAAATTTAAAGAAACATCTTCAGCTGATGCAGATGTTGCTTCTGTTGGGCAGCTATGGGTTAAAAACGAAACTCCTAACTGTTTAGCATTTACAGATGATGCAGGTACAGATATAGTTGGAATTGGTAAATACCATTATGAAACTAAAATTTGCAATTTTTATTCAAGTGTAAGTAGTACTGTTTATTTGCCTATTGCAGGATATGTAATTGAAAGAACATCTACTGCTGGTCAAAATGAATTTATTGCTATGATAGCACCATTTAATGGAACATTAGAAAAGTTTGCACTTAGAAGTGAGGCAGCACAAGGCACTGGCTCTGGGTCAATGACTTTTAGGGTTTTAGAATCTTCAGATGGCACAGAAGTGCCTGGTACACAGGTTTATAGAAAAGATATGACAGGCTTATCTATAGCTGATGATACATATACAGAGTTTGATTTAACATCACCAGGTATAGGTAGTTATCCAATACCAATTACTAAAGGAAGAATCTATGCATTTGCGTGGACACCTGCTGCTACGCCATTTGATACTAATACTACATTAGTTTTTAAATGGGATATAACAAGTTAAATGTTTGAAAATTTAATAAATAGAAACTATATTACAAGGATTTCTAAGGAGAAAAAGTATGAGTCAAGCTAAAGCACGTATAGCATTAAAACAAAAAGCTGTTAAAGACTATAATAAATTAATGGAAGATTGGGAAAAATTACAAGAAGAAAATGTACAGGCTCAAAGCAAATCTGCATTAGGATCTTTATTTGGTAGCGTAGCATTGCCATTAATCAGTAATTTTATTTTTCCTGGTATGAGTGTACTAGGAGGTATGGTAGCAAGTGGTGTAGGAAGCTATGTAGGTGGTAAAGCAGGAGAAAAGCAAAGAGGCAGATTAATTGATTTTGATTTTGGTGGAGAAGGTGTACAAGGTGGTGAAGCTATTAGTCCTGTTGGCTTAAGGGCTGATGCTAGAAGAAGCATTCAATCTCAAGCTGATCTTGCGTATGGATCATTTGACGAAGACTTGACTGCAAAAGCTTTTAGTGACTTTATATATTCTTACGCAAATGTAGGTGGAGATATTAACAATATTAATTTAGGCGATCCATATAAACCAACACTATTTAAAATGCTACAAGGTAACAAATAATGGTAAATAGCCCATATATAAATCCTTTTGAAGAGCTAGGCTCTACAGGGCAAGATTTAAGTTTAGAAAATTTAGGGTTAGAGTTTTCTTATTATACTGATTTAATGTCAGGTGCATTAAAAGATGATGGTAGTTTTGGTTTTGAGTATGCAGGAGAAGATTTTGGAGTTGAAGAATACAACCTTAGTCAAGAAAATTTATTAAGAGAATCGTTTAAAGAAAATTTTTTAGATTTTAAAAGATCATTAGGAGATATATATAGTTCATCTTTAGGCAATATATCTAGCAGCATTACAGAAAGGGGTAAAAGGGGAATTGCTTCTGGTGGTTTTAATCAAACCCAAGAATTGCAAAAATCTATTGCTGAAGAAATAAGAGGATTAAGAGAAAGTATTACAGAGCAAAGAATGAACACTATAGAATCTATATATGATGTTAGACAAAGTTATAGTGATGAGCTTTTTAGTTTGTATAATACCTATCTAGATGCATTTCCTGAAGCAAGTGAGAATCAAGATACTATATTAGATTGCTATCAACAAAATAAAGTATTTGATCCAAACACAGGAGAATGCGCTGAATTACTTACAGATTTTGCTATTTCTAGCCCTTATGGTACATAAGTTTTAAAGGAGTATAATGTCAAGTCCATATTTTAACATAGATTATTTAAGCGATGAGTCTTTAGGATTAGATGAAGATTATACGCTTCAAGAAGGTACTCCTGCTGGAACACCAGACATTGAAGCATTAATAAAAGACTATATTGTTGAAGGTTCAGGTTCTGTTAATGTAGATGATTTAATGCAAAAATATACATTAGATGGCGGCATGACAGAACTTACAGGACAAGAACTTTTTGATTTAGTTGTGCCTGCTGGATTTATATCACAAATAAAACCCTATAGCCAGTTTAAAGAAGAAAACAGAAAAAAAGAAACTATATTTGACATTAGAGATTCATTAAGAGATATTGAAAATACTCAAAGAGAAGGATTAAGGTCAATAGACAAAATACAACAACTAGCAGGTAAAAGCGGATTTGCAGGACATAGCAAAATAAATGATGTTAAGAATGCTCAATACTCAGATATAGCAAGAACCATACAAAGTAGTACAGGTGCAATTAGAAAAGATATACTAGGATATGAAACTGATGTAGTTAAGCTAAGAGAAAATTATATTGACGATATGTGGTCATTGTATTCAGACTTTTTATCATTAGATCCAGAGCGTGCAACAAAAGTAAAAGACTTAAGTGGCAAAAATTTAGGTGTTAGTCCAGAAGTTCCAACGCCTGGTGGTGATTTTTTAACTGATGGTCCAACTGTTGATACTGATATAGATGTAAGCAATGCAGGTAATTATAGCAGCTTAACTCAAGCTATGATTGGTTTAGGTATTTTAGGAGGGGGCATAGGACTTACTGGATTTGAAGATGAGGCATATATACAAGCAATGCAAGAAGACATATGTGCAAACTTTCCTGATTTAACAGGATGTGAGCCACCTGGTAATCCTGGAGATGCACCAAATTATTTTGACATTCCAGTTTGTGGTGTAGGTTATTTTTATGATTCATCATGTCCAAATGGTTGTGTAGATTCTTATGGTGCATGTCAAGATTAAGTTAAAGGAGTATAATGGCTAGAAAAAGTAGAACAGCAGATATATTATCAGGTGCATTTCAAGACCTGTCTAGATTGGCTATGAGCCAACAAGCTAGTCAACGATCTCAAGAACTAAATGTAGAAAGTAGTTTAATTGACTTAGAAATACGTGAATTAAATAATAGTATAAGCAATCTTCAAAATAATATAGAGACTTTTGAAAATAGCATAGAATCAACTGCAGGTCAAGTATTAAACTTAAGTGATGAATTTAAAACTGCTGGTTATGAAAAATTTAGCACAAATCTAACAGACTCTACCTTAAGCCCTTTGGTAAATAAGGTTAATCAATTAAGGCAAAGAGAAGCGAGCTTAAAGCAACAAGAAGCTCAACTGCGGCAACTACAAATACCATTATCTCAAATGGAAAGTTTTTATCAAGGAGCTTCTGCTGACCCTGCTTTTAGTGGAGATCCAAAACTATTTGATGATCAGGACTTTAGTGTAGACGCTTTTAATGCACAGTTTGATACACAGTTTGACGATTATAATGAAGAAATGCTAATGTTTATGTCAGGAGCTAGATCAAACATAGAGGCAAGAACAGCAGTTAATAGGTTAGCTAGTGAATCAGCTTTATTAGACGCAAATACAAAAGCTATACAAAATCAATTATTAACTCAAAAGCTTAAAGCAGAGCAAGATAATTACTCAATAGAAAACATAAAAAATGATATGAATCAAAATATTCGTGCTTTAAATTTTGCTACAAAATTAGAAAATGTTCCTATAAATTCTGATATATACAGAAATCTTCTTACCCTATCAAGCAAGGAAGAAGACTTATCATCTACTGAAAAAGGCGAACAAAGTAAATTGTATCATGCACTAGGCTATATAACCAATCCTAATACCTTTGGTCAGCCAGTTGTAGACAAGCAAACACTTGATGTTGAATTATTATCATTGCGTAATAACAATATTATAAGTGAAGAAGAATATAATGAATTAAGTAATGAATATATTGATCGTGGTAAAAAAGTATTTAAGGCATTATTATCTGCTACTGAACGTCCTACAGGAACTATGGAAGAAAAATTACTTAGTGGATATAAACGCAAATCTGCATATTATGATTTATTAAAAGAAATATCAGATGCATATGAAGCTACAGGAGTAATGCCTATAGAAATATTAGCTATTACTGGATATGAAAGTGAGTCAGATTTTTCTCGATTAGCACCCTTAACTTCACAATTAGCTGAAAGTATTTTAGATAAAGAAGAAGCTTTATTAATGCAGTCTATTCAAAAAGCTAGAAATGGATTGCCAGTACAAGATATTATTAATGAAACTGAAACTGGAGTACCAAACTTAGAAGAAGTTAATGAATCTATGCTATTAAACTTTGAGGATGCTACAGTTGATCCAGTATCAAGGCAATTATCGAAAGATGTTTTAGATAGCTTAAATATAATGCAGGGTATTACTGATGCAGAAGATGTACCAGATGATGAAATTATTGATGCTACTTTTGAGGAGGCAGATGAAGGTAACTTTGTAGGATTTTTTAGTGACATGAAAACATCATTTGGTAATTTTTTAGACAGTATAAATCCATTTGATTTTGATTTTAATCTATCTAGTCCTGATGAATTAGAACTAGAACCTTTTAACCCTAGTCAATTTGCTAGAAATGATGAATATCTAAAAAGTCAAAACCCAGAAGCTTATAATGAACTAAGGTCATTAGTAAATAGAAAAGAAGAATTAGAATCTATAACATCTGATGCATCTAGAATTGTAGCATCTGCAGCTACAGCTGGCGAAAATGATATGGTTCAAAATGTAGGCAGAATTAATACTGACGCATTAAATGAGTTGCAAGGCATTGATCAAAGAATATCTAAAGCATATAAACAATTAATAGGTTCAACAAAACAAAAAGAAAAAGAAAGTGCAACATTAGATTCATTTGTTAGGAGGTATGAACCTGCAAATGATGAATATATTAATACTATAGCACAGATACTAAATGTAGACCCAAGCATACCATTAAAAGATATACCATTGCAAGATCTAGCTAATGCTATAGCACAAGGTGAAGGTTTCTATAATGATGAAGATCAAAACATAAGTATGGGTAGTGCTAGTCAAAATCCTGCACAAAGAAATAATAACCCAGGTAATTTAAAATTTGCTAACCAGCCTGGTGCTATAGGACAAGATGAAGCAGGTTTTGCAATATTTAGAAACGTTGAAGATGGATGGCAAGCTTTATATAATCAATTACGATTAGATCAACTTAGGTCAGAAAATTATTTTAGTGATAGTAATTTTGATGATGCATTGTTAGCATTAAACCAACTGGAGAGTAATTAGTGGATCCAAAAAGAAGAGAAGAAATACGAAGATTACAAGAAGAACAAAGAGCTTCTGGTAGAGTGAATATAACTACTGGCACATCGCCTGTAGTTAGTAAAGGTCTTTCAGTAATTCCTAGACCACAGTCAACAGATATAGTAGATGATCAACCAAGCAAGATTCAAGAAATGTTTGGCTTAGGAGAAACAAGTGGAGATTTAGTTGGAAATATAGCTGCTGGTTTTTTTGATCAATTAATGCTCCCTACATTTATTGATGTAGCATCTGAAGTTAGAGATGAAGGTGTTTATGTTCCTGGTGTTGGGCAAACAAAAGATTTTTCTAGTGATGTATTTGGTTCTGAAGATTGGGCAGACGAAAGTTTAGCTGGTAAAATAGGCTATGGATTAGGTTCAGCTTTTGGTTTATTTACAGGGGTAGGTGCTGTATCAACACTATTAAGAGGTGGATCAAAACTTGCTGGCGTTGCTGGATTAAAATATGCAGGTAAGAAAGTTGCAGAAGCTGGTGGTGAAGCTATTAGTCAAGATGTTGGTGAAGCTATTGTAAATCGCAGCAGTAAGATAATTAAAGATGCTAGCAAAGCAAGAGCAAATAGTTTATATAAACCTTATAATATACGAAAAAAAGCACATCTTACAAAAAATCCTCTTGCAGATGAAGCAATACTTATTAATGCACAGAACACACTAAAAAAAGATTTAGCAGAAAAGTTTGGAAATCAACTTACTGCTAAACAATTAGATGAATTAGCAAGAGTATCATTAAAAGAAGGTGCTGATTATATTAATTCTAATTTTAGTTCTAGCATTTATGGATACATGGTCAAAAAAGGCTTTAGTGATAAGGTGGCTAGATTTACAAGTTCTAGTGCCTATGAGTCGACACTACTAGCTACACATCAATGGATGATAGGTGAGGGATCTGAGCTAATAACTAAAGGGTTACTTGGTAATGAGATTGAAGAAGAAGTTGGTGAAGGTTTATTTATGCCAGGCTACAAAAGAGCTATACAGGGTGCAACATTAGGGTTTGGATTAGGATTAGCAAGATTAATACCTGGTGGTAAAAATGTACAATTTTCTAAATCTATTGGAGCATTTGAGTATGCACCTGTTCAAGGTTCATTAGCAGATGCTATGACTATGGGTAAGGTTATTAAAAATAGATTTTCTAGAACAAGCAAGATGAAACCTAAACAATTACAAAGAGCATTATATACTCAGTGGGTAGGTTCAGGAAAATCAAGCAAATGGATGAGGGATGAGCTGCCTGGATTTGCAAAAAATATATTACGTAAAAATGCTGATGATCTAACTACACAAGATATTAATATGTTAAGAGAAGCATGGAAAGTTACTAGAAAAAATACACCTAAAGTAATTGCTGATCTTGCTAAAGAAATTAAAGGCGATCTTAAAGGATCGTTCCCTAGAATGTTTGTAGGTAGTCTTATTATGAATGCTCAATCTTTCTATGATAGAGGTGGATTTGAAGTTATAGGAACAGATCAATATCCTACAAGTGAGTTTTTAACTGACTTCTTAACAGGCATGATTTATACTAAACGTGGTGTAGGTATGGTCACTAAACCTAAAGCTCCTAGATATTTTAAAGAAACAGGAATGGATGCTAATGGTTATGAGCTAGAAAGCTATGTTAAATCATTAGAGATACTAGGATACAACGATGAGGCTATTGGACCAATTACTGCATTGACAGGTAAAGGTGAAGCTGAGATACTAGCATCTATAGAAAGAAGTGATTTTATTGAAGGTACTCCAGATGCTAAAGTATTATTTGATCAGGTATATGAAAATACAGTCACTGGTTCAGAGTATGTCAATAATATTGATCCAGAGAAAAAACCATGGCAAGTACATGCAGCTGAAGAAAAAATTAGCTTAATTAGAGAATTAGAAAATGCTGATGCAGCAACCAAAGATCAAATTGAAAAACGATTAAGCAATATAGAAAAACAAGAAGCTATTGTAAGTTATGTAGAAGAAGCAGCAATGACAGGCATAAAAGGTCAAAGACTAAAAGATATGTCTAAAGATGAAGCTCTAGCATATCTTTCTGATGTGTCATCTGGAACATTAGATAACAAGCCATTAAATCCATTAACTGTTAGAGAGCAAATAGAAGATGCACTAATTAAATCTGCTAATACTCAAACAGAAGATACTTATCAAGTAATGAAAGCATATATAGAAGATTCAATGGCTGCATTAGGTTATCCTATAGATCAATCACAAGATGGTTTTGGCAGACCTATATTGCATCAAAGTTTGCTTGATTTGGTTGCTACTCAAAAAACTGCTAAACAAAATGAATCTAACGAACATATTGATGCAGCTGATATGTTGTATGAAGTATTAAGCAGAGCTGGCAGCAGAGAATCTGGCATGATTAACGTTACGTCAGGAGAAGGTGGCTTAAGGTGGAACGAAGCTGCTACTGTTACTGCAGAACAGAGAACAGCACTAAAAGATATATACAATTCTACAATGGATTATTTCCATACTAAATATTATAATGATGGTAATATTAGATGGAATCAATCTATGCCACTATACAATGGCATTGAAGGAGGGTTTTCTAACCCTAATTTATTATCCAGTGACATAATATTTATGGGTATTGGCAAATATCAAAATTTTAAAAGACATCAAGATATATATAACGTATTTACAAATAAAAATAATGATTATGGTGCAGAAAGAAGTGCATTGCTATCACCATTATTTAAAGGTAATGGCACTGCTATACCTAAGGTAGAAGACTTGGCTAACTTTAGCCCTGATGATAAAAAGCTATTAAGACGCATAAATAATATTAAGTCAATGCTTGATCCATATGGAGGCAGTGCAACATCTATTGAAGTATCTGCAAGTGAATTAAAAAACTTTAGTACTAAGTTAATACAATCTTTTGGAACAAGAGAAGGTCAAGATATATTTACCAATGATCAATCATATAATGAGTTTAAAGCCTACATGAATAGGCAGATTATCAAAGATCTAACAGGCAATCAATTATTAGATAGTGGCTTAAGAAATGCATTATCATTGGCTTTTACACCTGATAATCCAATAGCATCAAAAGCAAACAATAAATTAAGAATTGTTAGAGCAAAAAAATTAGAAGAGATACTATTAAAAGCAGAAGCTACTGGATCAGTTGACAACCCTGTCACAGAATCAACATTAAACTTGCTTAATGATTATAAAACTATAGTAGAAGATCCACTAATTAAAGCTACAGCTAGTAATAAAAATATTACATTTGTAGATAGAGAGATACCAATAGAATTTTACTCTACTGACATGATTAAGTCACAAATTAAAGAAATGATTAATGCAGCTAGTTTCTCTGATATATCACAGTTTAACACATTACAAAATACAGTATCTCATTTAGGTGAAGATATAGCAGTTAAAATAGAATCATTAAAAAAACTATCAACAGCTGCTAAAGATAGAAAGCTAACAGATGATTTAGCGATTAGTGCAGAAAAACTAACACAATCATATTCTAATTTAAAAAATGCTATTAATATGTATAGCTCTACTGGTGATGCTGTAGGATTAAGGTCTATGCTTGATAATGTAAATGACTTAAGAAAAATGCAAGTCAAGTTAAGAAGTGATATTAATCTCCCAGAGACTATTAAAAATACTAGAGATGTGATAGATGAGTTTGTTACTAAACATTTAGAGATTAATAATTCTAAGTATGATCTTAGAAATATGGAAGATGTAGAAAACTACATACAAGAAGCAGAACGCAGTTTAGACTTTGAAGAACAGAGTCAAAAAGTTCATTCTAAAAACACATCAATATCAGATAGTCAATATGCATTAAGATGGTTAGATGGTGATGTATCTCAATTAGAAATATTAAAAAAGAACCCAATAGAATTGCTTAGAAATGTATCAGATTTAAGCCAACAAGCTCAAAATGTAATTAAAAGATTTGATGAGCTAAAAGGAACAGACAAAGAAATATCATCATTTGACGAGTTTAAAAGAAAAACTAACATAGATACTGACTTGTATATAGATCTATTTATAAAGCCTATTGTAGAGGGTAGAAAGAGTATAATAGAAGCTAAGTATAATGCATTAACACGAGCAGAAAAAGATAAAAGCAGTTATGGTAGTGCAGCAGATATGTATGATAACTATGTACTAGATACTATGCAAATACTGCAGTCAGGATTAGCTAATACAAAATTTCCTATGGTTATTTTTAACAATGGTACATTTGAAATATCATATACCAATATATCATCTTGGGACAGGGGTGTTAACTCATTAAGAAAAAATTTAAATCTAACAACACCAGGACACATAGCATTAATAGGTACTAAGTTTGCAAATGAAAAAACCATAAGGACTAGACATTCTGTAGCAACGCTTAATGACATGTTTAATAAAATTAAAAAAGGTACTGCAACAGAGATTAATGTTCAGTCTTTATTGTCAGATAATGATAAAGCACTGTTAAAAGACTTTGGTCCTAATGCGTTTGGTACAGGTCAAGATGGCACTGCTCAATATAGACCTATAGTATTAGATGAAAAGTCTATGATTGTTGTACATCAAGCAGCATATGACAATATAGTCAATTCTTTCTCTGCTGCTGATTCTGATAATAGAAAATATTTAAACAATCTTGTAGGTGAAGCTAATGCTAATGCATATTTAAACAAACTAGTAGACGCTAGTATTAATGAGGACGGTCATGCTTTAATTAAACCTATTGGCAAAAATGTAGATAGTTTAGTTTTGTTAACTAGACTAATGCATGCAATGCCTCATAAAATGCCTGAAGTAATAACAAAAGGCATGGACATTGATGATACAAGATCAATGCTTAAATATATTAAGCTAGATAGCCCAAGAACTGGTATGGCATTAAATAAAGACTCTGCTGACTTTGCACAAGCATATCTTAAAAAGGTATTGCCCAAAGGTCACATTATGCAAAGTGCATTTAATACATTTAAAAAACAAACATTTAACGAAGATGGCAGCTTAAAGCCACAAAGAGTTCTTACTATTAGAGATGAAAAAGGTGCAGGTGATTACTTTTTTGATACGCAAGTTAGAGGTATAGACCTTATGACTAAACAGCTGATTGAGAAAAGAAAACTTTCTCCTGAAGTTGCTGAAAAAGAAGCCAGGACTATTATGGATAAATATGAGCCAATAGCTGCATCGATAGTAAATGGTGAAAAATATTTATCTAAACCTGAATTTATTGCACAGTTAGTACAAAAAGGTGCACATCCTGACTTTTTTGAGTTTAATAAAAATGGTTCTATAAAAGGATTTAAGGTTGCAATAAAACCTGTTGAGTATGATGCACAAGTAAAAGATAATGGCGAGCTATCTGTTTATATTGGTAAAACTGCATATAAATATTCTCCTGCATTTGATGCTATGATGAAAGATTCACAAGGCAACTATGTAATGGATGCAATAACATTTAAGAGCTCTGTAAAAGAAAATGCTTTTAGATCTGGTTCAGATGCTGATATAGTTGAAAAGATGTTAGAATTACCCGAAGGTTTATCTTTAGACAACAACTGGATAGATGTTTTGGGCGTAGCAGTAAGAGATAATTTTAGTGCTAAAGATCATATTTACAATTTGCCAAGAGAGTCAATATTTATTAAATCTATATCTAGTGAGCATGAAGCTACAGCATCAGCAGCATTTACTAACTTTACTACAAACGATGCATTAACTGCTATGAATAAAATTACAAACATGCAAGCTTCAATCGATGATGCAGTTACAGCCTACAAGAGTTTAGATGAAAGCTTATTTGCAACACGCAATATTGCCAACCTGCTTAAAGGGCCAGCATATGAAGCAGGTGATAACATGATGCAAGCTATTGGAGTAGAGGGCATTTTGCAGTCAGGTGGTATACCATCTTTTGAATATATGGCACCACAACTACAAAGATCTATTGTGTCTGAGTATTTAGGAAAAAGAAACTGGGTTAGCAGTAAAATGAAGAATGGTTCTTATCCTGTAATGACATCAGGGGAAGGATACAGCTTACCAATAATAGAAGATAATGTAAGAAGAACACATGGTGGATCAGGTATGTCTGGTCAAGATTGGAATAAATCTGTTTCAGGTTTGTTTGGCGGTAGCAATGAAGGAGTAAGCTTAGTATTTACAGTTGACGATGCAATAGTATCTAAGCATAAAAATGTAGGTTTACAGCCTGGAGATGATATAACTGTTACTTTTGATGGAGAGGTATTATTTCCAGGGTTATTAGCAGGAAAAAGCAAAGATTTCAACCCATTAAAAAAAGAACTGCTTGGTCATTTTAACTCAATCATTAAAGATGCTAAGGCTACAAAGGGCATAGAAACTGTAGGTGATTTTATTTCTTTTGTTGATGGCACACTTGGAATGCCGCTTAAGAAAAATAAAAATGGTGATATTGTCATTGAAAATGGAGATAATTCATATAGTAAAAAAATTGCAATTAATAATAATCAAGCCTATCAAGCAATTCATTTAGCTACTGTAGATTTAAGAACTCCTATGGCTGGTATTAATGATAGAGTAATTACCAAAACAGAACGGCTATTAAATAGAGAGCGTGGGCCAGTATCTGAAATAAACTTTTTAGATGTTATTGACCCTCAAGATGCAGACTTTGATTTAGATAAATCTTCTAGATTTTTTGCATTGCCTGGACAAGTAATGAAAGAAATATATTATTTATCAGGACATATGGATCCTGCATCTGATGTATTTTTTAGAGAATTAGATTCTGTAGCACCTACTAGCAATAGAGATATGGCTAAATATAGAGTTAAAATGGAAGAGCTTGCATCTAAACGAGGTATAGTAGTAAGAGCACATTCTGTAAATTCTATACTTTATCAAATGGCTGCTGCAGAAGCAAGAACACAAGGTAAAGATCCTGTAGACTATTTAGCAACAGAACAAGTAGCTGGTAAATCTGTTTTTTCAAACAGAGAAAATAATGTTAAATATGATATTGTATACAAAGAAGGCCGAGATCAAGTTAACTCTGTGCAATTTGTTAAAAAATTAGTAAAAGAAACTATAGATATATATAAACGTTATGGAGATATAGCACCAAATGAAATAGAAAACTATTTGTTTTATAGTGACAAAGCTCCATTTAGAGCAAGATCAAGTGAACTAGATGATATATCGTTTCAAGAGTTGCAAAACAATGCTCCTGAAACATATAGGCAATATCAAAATTTAGTTAATAGAATTGTAAGACCATTAGGAGAGTTATTTAACCTAACTAATATGGGTGAAAGAATGTCTGATGGTACTGTTCGTAAAATGAATATGTGGGAAATAAATAGCACATTTCAAAATATAAAACGTAAAATTAAATTAGCTGGTGATTCATGGAGCCAAGGCAAAGATGGTAGATGGACTAGATCAGACACACCATTAAAAGGTTTTTCAGACCAGGTTCTTGGGTTCCTTGGAGAAAAAACAGCAGAGCTAGGAACTTCTAGGCATCCGTTAGTCCAAGGTTTAATTAAAATTGAAGAAGGGCTAAAGCAAAACTTTACATACAGACAGAATTATGGTGGTGCATTTGCTAGAGCAATTGAGAGTAAAACTAAATTACAGCCAGAGCAAGTTAGTAATGCAATAAAAGGCATTCTATCTGATCAAAAGCGATATATGGAAGTAGAGTATCTTGCATGGGAAATAGAGCAAATAGAAGACAGTATGGCAAGCTTAAGAGCATATGGCAAAGCAGGAAGCCAACGATATAGAAACTTAAAAACAAAGTTAGAAAATTCTAATATGCTATATCAAACTTTTAATGAGGAGCTTACTAATAAAGAAATTGGAGTAAGAAAACCAGCTAAAAGAAATCAAAAGAATAAAGTATTTAAAATGCCTGTAACAATATTGCGTCAGGGCAGACCTGATCCTGAGACTGGAAGACCAACTGTTCTTAATACAGGTAGATTTGCAGATGCTAATCAGCCGATTGATATATTTAAAGGTGATATAGCTGTAACTAATTATAAAAAATTAAAAGTTGAAAACAGCAATGTAGTTAAACAAAGAAGAGCAATGCATAATGCTTTTGCTAGACAGTTGTCTACTATATCAGACGGTGAAATGAATGCTATAGAGATATTATTTAAAGACTATAAGCGTAAAGTATTTCAAGCACCTAGCTCAATCTATGATGCTAATACTCCTACAAGCTTTAATAAGTTTGGAATTATTAATGAAGCTAAGTTATCTGTTTTGTCAGATTATTTAAAACGTGCATATAACAGTGCAGAGTATGGTCGTGGTACAGAAATGCAAAAACAGTTTTTAATGCGTGTATTGACCCCAGATCTAGAGTTAAATACATTTAGCGTAACAGGGTATGACCTAGACAATAATCCTCAAATAACACCTGCATTTAAGCCAAATAAACAAAATGAAAGGTTAGTCTTTACATTGTTAGATAGAGCTAAATTAGGACATGGTACATCATTGCCTATGGAAGCTAGTATTGGTAAAGATATACATCAATTTATTGTAGATGCACATAAAAGAGCTTTAGTTTTAGAGTATAACCCATCACTAAAAGGAGATGTTTTTAACGTAGCAACCAAAAAGAGAGATCCAAGAGATGCATCTTTAATGGCTTTGCCAAATGATTTGCCTGAGTTTATGATGAATCCTGATGAAAACTACAATCAAAAAGCTGTTAATGTATTACGATCTATGTTAACTGGTACATATCATATGAGTGATGCTGAAATATACCGCATGACATATAAAATGTATGAAAATAACCTTGGTGAAGTACCTAACCCTAGTGAAGTATCTAAACTGATGAATAGTGTATGGCAAGGTGAAACTAGAAGGAGAATAGACCCTTCAAGCCAACATTATGGTACTGATGCTACATACAAAGAAACATCTAATTATCAATCAGACACTAAATCAAATGCTGTATATGAACTTAAAAAGAAATTTAGACCGGGAGACTGTTAATGCTTTGCTTAAGTAAAGATGAAAAACAAATAAAACAATTTGATAAATTTTTAGAAATATCTAAGCTGTTAGACGGGAATGCAAAAGTATCTAAAGCAGGAGATAATAATGCAGAGACTGCTTTGTGGCTATTTAAAAAAGCAAATGGTGGTGACTTTGATTATGAAAATATACCTATTGAAGATCATCATCTTAAAAGATATAAAAGAGAAGTTAAAACATATTTAAAAAACTATGAGAAAATGCCTACATGGTTTCAAAAACATTTTTACATACCAGCTGCACTTATGAGAAATATTAAAGGTGGTGATGAATTTTATAATAATGTTGCAGAAACAATGTCTTTTCATCAAAGGCAAGTAAAAGAAAGCCAAGATCATATTGGAGCAATGACACAAGGTTTATATGATATGATTATAGACCAGGGTTGGAACGAACAAGCTTATGGGGATTATGCAAAGTTTGAGCGTACATTAATGACTGTTGAAAATCCAGATCAAATGAAAGCTATGATTAAACAGCTAGGCGATATAGTTGGAACAGTAGATCAACCAGAGGGTAATATGCCTATAGGTGGCAAAGTATTAAGAAGATTTCAAGGGTTATTAGAATATACTGTTGAGCCTGTCAATGATAATGAACGCATGATACAAAGAGAATGGAATATATTAAGAGCATCTTCTGTAAATAATTTATTGAATGGTATTGTTATGTCTAAAATGGCTATAAGGTCAAAGCTTGCTAACGATCCTGAAGCAGAATATTTATTAAGATCATTAAGAAATTTACAAGATAAAGCTGATGAGTTATTGTTAAGCACAAGCCAAGATAAAAAAATTGTTACTAAAGGTGAAGCAACTGAAGCTGGTGATATTAATGCAGATATTAAAGTATACAATCCTGCTACTAAATCATACGAGCCATATAGGGTACTAGACTCTGATACAGGTCAATTTGCATATGGTATTAAAAAATATGTACCATCGTATGTAATAGAGTTAACAGCATTAATGGATAATATTGTAGACTATGGCATGAATAAAAACAAAAGTAGATTTAAAAATAAATCTGCTGAAGATATAGAAATAGAAACACAGAATATAATTAAGTCAGATTTAAATACAGCTAGATTAAAAGCTAAAGGTGAAACTGAGTATTTAAAATCTTTAGATCCAGTATACTATCTAAATAAATATGCTAATGATGTTGCAAGCTTTAATGCAAGAGCTAGAATTAATTATGCATTTATGGAAGGTACTAAAGTACTAAGAAAAAATATTATTAATGATGGCAAATATAAAGGTGGCAACACTGGTGATTATGCACATACTATGATAGATATGATGACACATATAAAAGATAGTGCATTGAATCAACATAGAGGTCAAATGGATTCATTAGATGACATTGTTCAAATTGTTAATGCATTTGAGTATGTATCTAAACTAGGATTTAGTATTAGGGGTGCAGTAAAAAACAGATCTCAAAGATTATTTAATTATGTTTTCTATGGAAGGAAAGGACTAAAAAGATCAAAAGATTGGATAGCTAGAAGTAGTAGAGAGTTTGAGTTTACTCCTGGTGAAGAAGGTAAGATGAGAACTAATGCACAAATTATAGCTACACAAAAGAAACGATTTGGTTATGAAATGACTTCAAGTAGATCTGATGCATTTAAATCAGCAGCTACTGGTGGTTCAATAGATTTTTTATATGTGCCAAAAGGTTTTAGTTTAGACAAGCAAGGTAAATTAATACCTGAAGGAGCCAAAGGAGCATTAAAAAAAGTATCTGAAATTGCATCTAAAGCTACTGATATATCTTCTATCACTATGCAATGGGCAGAAAATAAAAATAGAAATGAAACATTTGATATTGCATTTGCTAATTCATATGTAACAGAGCAAAAAAATATAGAGTACCATAAAAAACAATTAAGACAAAAGTTAAAAAGAGAACCTAGCACAAAAGAAATATACGATAGAATAGAAAATGTTGCTGGTAATATGGCAAATCAAATGGTGCGTACAATACACTATGATTATGATACATGGGCAAAAGCAAAAGTATTAGGCACAAAGCCTGGTAAAGTTTTAGGACAGTATCAGCACTTTAAGTTTGCATTCTTTGATATGCAATATAATATTATTAAAAATGCTGTCAATGATGTTAAAGATTTAAGCTTAATTGAAAAAAATCCAATTACAGGTCAAAAACAAATATCTGAAAACGTTCAGAGGATGATGAGACTTGGAGCCATTTATACCATTATACCAGGTATTGCAGGATACTTTGGATTAGACTTAGGTGGTTTGTTTGGTACAATAGGCAATCCATTTGATGAAGATAGAGAAAGCACAAAATCATCTACTAAAATTATTGAAAACCCTGTACTTGAAGATATAGAAAATTTATATACATACTTTACATCAGATGATCCAACTGCAAGAGCCGCTGCATATTATGGCAAAAATCCAATTACAGGAAACTTAGGTCCATTTATTAGTGACCTTATGATGATAGCAGAGTTAACTGACTTTATTAATCAAACAGATGAAGAGTATGCAGAAAGTAGACATTTAAATTATGATCCTGATAGCTCAGACTGGTGGTATAATGTTGGAAGAATATTTAGCATACAAGGGGCAAGGACATTTCATCATAGTATCCCTGCATTAAGAAGAGGAGATATTGCTGGGTTAGCTAGAGTTGAGCTTGGTATATTTCAACCTAAGTGGATGAAAAATCATAGAGCTAGAGTTATGGGCAAGATTGATGACATATACAATTCTAGTAAAATGTTACCTAATATTAGAACTGGTAAAAAGAAAAAAGGTGCAGGCCTTTCATCACAAAGAAAAAAAGCAATACAAGCTTTAAGAAATTTTTAGTATAAGGGGAGCATAACTCCCCCTACACCTTGAACTATAACTCATTTAGGACTTCTGAGTCTTTGCGATTTGCGTTCTATGCTTTTCATAATATCATAGTAATTAGAATCATCAATTACATTTGTACATTTAAGTGCATAGTTTGCTATTGAAATCAAATCATATTTCATTTTATGATTCCATTTTTTGTTTTTCATTTCTCTCCTTTATCAAGTTAATAAAATTATCTAATTCAATCACAGCATATACTTTGCTACGATTTCTTTTTATTACAAGAACAGGATACCTATCTTCACTATTGTCTTCAGCTTGTGCTAAAGAACTCCATAAATCTAATCTCTCTTTATTTTTACATTCAAAACTATATTTTATTTTTTTTCTAGCAGCTGGTGATAACACTATATCTTCACCAGGCATGCCCATTGTTTGTGATTTTATATCATCTTCTTCTAATGATGGAAATGCTTTTCTTAAAGCATCTCTTGTAAGATTTTGTAATCTTCTACCTTTCGCTTTCGCACTTTTCGCAGACATCTTTTTCTCCTTTCATTAACCAATTGTCTACAAGTTTAGCATCAAGCTCTATTGCATGTTTAGTCATGTCAGCTGGAGCACTTTTTCGGTCCGTAGAGAAGGCCATCACATACGCTATCATTCTCGCTATCGATAACATTATCTTTTCGTCCATAACCATACTCTTTGGAAAGTCTTTCAAGTGCCCTTTTAATTGTGTCATTATTTGCTCCTTTCGTAATCTCCTGTTCTCTTGGATTATATCCATCACAAATTTTAAGACAGGCAGGACAATAATCCCAAGGTTCATATCCTATTGACCCATCTTTCATTTGATATATATGATAAACTAATGGCTCATCACAACACATGCTTACTTCATTTGGCATCTGTCCCCCCATTTGTTCCCATATCTTCCCCTAAGCTCCATTTTAATGCATCAATCCACCCGTTTACATATGACCATGTTGTTTCGCTCATTGGGTTACTTGTATCTTCTACTGATAATATATTTTCATTCATCATCATTTTAATTTGTGCTTTATCTTTCATTCTAAAAAATCCTTTCTGTTTTTATTTTTTGATCCCATCTCTCGTTTTACACATTTAAGGCACACTTCCCGCTCAGAATAACCAACTAGCTTTTCAATAGCAGGATGTGTACCTATAATGTAGTAGGGAACTGGTTTTACCCATGTATTAGAACACATCTCACATTTAAAGTGGGTCTTCTTTTTTCCTGGGTTTTGGAAATTTTGCCATTTTTTCAAGTTGATCCTCCAGTCTTCCTACTCTTTTTAGTAAATCAAGCATACGCTCTTTAACAGTATGTTTAAAATCATTTAAATGTTCTGTAAAGTTTTGTGGTGTATGTGATTTTTCTTCTAGCAAACGCAGTCTTTCAAATATATTATCTAGGTCATCATAGTATTTTTCTAATTTATCTCTCATACTATACCTCTTTATCATCAGGACTAGGAATTGGTCTTAGATTTTTTTGAAATGTTGACATCTCAGTATCGTTTTGATCATCATCAACCATAGCCCATAATAAACATAAATATACTATTAGATCTTTGATCCTGCCAGTTACATCTTCTCTCTGAGATTGATGCCCTTGTACCCAGGCAGTAACTCCATCTATATGTTTTAGCAAGTAAGTCATCAAAGCTTTTTCTCTTGATATACCTAATGCACTACCAACTCTTTCAAAGTTTGCGAATACATTATTGATATCATGAGCATATTCTCTTTGACCTGCGTCACGAGTTTGCTTTACTTTTTCCATAATTGATTTAAATTTCATATCAAATATCTGTTTGTTCATTCAAATTCTCCCATCATTACGTTTTCTTTTATCAATCTATTATTTTGCACTTCAAGTCTTACATCAATATGTTCACGTTCACGATTAGCTTCACATCTAACTCTTAGTTCTTCTATCAAACCAGTCTTTTTACTTTTACTTGGTATAACAGATAATAATTTGTTAGTATTGTATGCTGTTCTAAATGAACCTTTAGCTGATGCAACATTCATTGTACCTTCATGAAA